GTATCAAGGTGGTATGAGCCCTGATGACATTCGTAAAAAAGTCGAAGCAGGCGAACTCAAACCTGAAGATGCAAAAGTAATCAGTCGCATGGGCGGACACACTCTTGTGATGGATGACGGTGACATCGACGGCAAAAATGCCTTGTTCAGACTGCGCACAGCCAAAGGTCATCAGATCATGATGAATGACTCAGGCAACTTTTTTTACATACTGCATGCCAACGGACAAACATGGTTGGAGTTTGGTCGTGAAGGCACAGTGGATGTGTTCTCTACCAACAGTGTAAACATCCGCACACAAGGTGACATCAACTTGCATGCTGACCGTGATATCAACATGTATGCTGGACGCAATTTCAAAATGAAAGCCATGTCCAATATCAATTTGGAAGCTGATGCTGATCTCACTGCAACTGTGAACAAAGATATAACTATTTACAGCAAAGCCAAGATTGGCATCAAAGCCGACGGGTCCATGGCCTTGCAAAGTGCAGGCGGATCTTGGAACGGTGGCGAATCATTGTTGTTTACTGCTGGGGGTATAGATTTAAATGGACCCACAGCACCGTCAGTGACTGCACCCAAACCCATACAAAAAACCACCATGGATGATGTGACTTTCAGCACAAGCACAGGTTGGAAAGTTGAGAAAGACAAGTTAGAAAGCATTGTTACTCGAGCACCCACTCACGAACCTTATCCTTATCACAACAAGGGTGTGGCTGTGGAAACACAATTTGAGCCAGGCAAGCCAACACCACCACCGGGTGCTCCAGCTGTGCCTGCTGGAGTGGAGATTGTGGCCAAATGAGTATCTTTAGTTTTACCAATCCGGTCAACGGACAAGCATTTGAAATCAAAGGCCCGCCAGGGCTCAGTTTTGATCAAGCCAAGGCAATATTTAACAAACAAGTTGATGCTGGCAGTCTAGTAGGATTTAAAAAAGGCGATGTACTCAGTGCCGCTACACAAGCCGCTGACGGATTGGCTGGTGCTCAAGCACAACTCACACAAGCAGCCAAAGGCATTGGTGGTGATCTATCGGGAGCCATTAAAAATATACCTGGGGTAGGCGACATAGCAGCACAAGCACAGTCTATAGCCAGCAAAACACTTTCGGGCGTGACCTCAGTTGTAAACAACCTGCCAGTGACCAATGGTATCAATGTGGCTGACTTTGCCAAACAAGGTGCTGCCCTTGTGCCTATGCAAGGGCTGAGTGTACCCGATATCACGGCTGCTATGAGTTCGGCTACAAAACTCATAGGACAAGCACCAACTGCAATATCAAATGCCTTGGGTGCAGGAAAATTTGGGTTTGATGCAACGCAGTTAGAATCTGCAGGGATTCTCAAGCCAGGCACCGCAGCCACTTATCTAAAACAAGGTATAAATTCTTTGACTGATGTTTTAAAGAGTCCAGCAGTGTTTACAGGCAAAAATGGTATTAATAATTTAGACGGTTTGTTGGGATCGGTCCCAACACAAAATGGCATTCAACAACAACTCATGAGTCAAGGACTCAATGCTGTCAAAGAACTAGGAATACCCACTGACAAATTAAGCCCGGCATCACTGGCTGGATTGGCCAACAACGCTGCCAAGAGTATTCCCAACACCATGGATTGGGCCAAAGGATTACCACAACCAGCAGACATCAAAGCTCAATTTGACACAGCAGCAAGAGATGGAGCATTTGCGGTGGATTTTGCAAACTTCAAAGTAGACGATCCTATGAAAGCGGTGATCACTCCAATACCAGCAGTGGACACAACTGATCGACAAACTGTGGATGCAGCCAGCAAACGCATTGTGGGCAACGATAAAGTTCCTACAGTAAAATACAGTGCTTCAGATCAAATCAACGCTCAAAACGAATCTTTGGCATTGGTCAAGAGAATACAAGCATCCAGTAAAGAACTCAACAGAATAGAATTGCAGTTAGTTGAAATTAGAAAAACAGTGGTACCATCCAATGCTGCTGAAGGTGTTAGAATACTTGAAGATACACTAGGAGAATTAGATTTAGTAGACAGCCAGTATTTAGAATACCGTCGCATATCCGATCAACTTGGCAAAATTGATCCTTTGTACAGTCTTACAGCAGAAATTGAAAAAGACGTTGCAAGAATAGCCAATATACGCAAACGCATTGAAACAACCATTGAAAAACTGCGAGAAGTCATTGCACAAAGAGCCACTGCTTGACAACCATAAATATTGTCATGACCACCTTTATCGGCTTCAACACCATTGATCAATACAAAAAGTTTACACTCACAGACTTTGATTTGATTCAACGAGATCTGCTGAATGCATTCAGTATTCGTCAAGGAGAACTACCTGGACGTCCAGGTTATGGAACCACACTGTGGGATTTTTTGTTTGAAAATCAAGTTGAACAACTGACACAACAAATACGTGCTGAAGTGCAACGTGTAGCAGGTGGCGATCCCAGGCTCACTGTTACTGATATACAGGTGTTCCCTCAAGAAAATGGTATATTGATACAACTTCAGATCACGGTTATCAACACCACTAACGCTGAAATTCTCAGCATATTCTTTGACGAACAAACACGCAATGCCAGTTACGTATAACTACGCCGTTTTTATTATCAATAAATAAAGCACGGACGATACAAAAATGGCAACTACCACACGACAAACAGCAATATTTGGTGTAGAAGATTGGAAACAAATCTACCAAACTTATCGCGAAGCCGACTTCCAAAGTTACGACTTTGAAACTCTTCGCAAAAGTTTCATCGACTATCTGCGTTTGTACTACCCTGAAACATTCAATGATTACATTGAGTCATCAGAATTCATTGCCTTGCTGGATGTCATGGCATTCATGGGCCAGGCCCTGGCTTTCCGTACTGATTTAAACACACGTGAAAACTATCTTGACACAGCCGAACGCAGAGACTCAGTAGTACGTCTTGCCAATCTTGTGAGTTACACAGCCAAGCGCAACACAGCAGCCGAAGGTTTTCTCAAAGTATTCAATGTTACCACAACTGAAAATGTTGTGGACTACAACGGCGTCAATCTCAGCAACGTCACAGTGAACTGGGCCGATCCCACCAACAATGACTGGCAAGAACAGTTCACAGCCATTATCAATGCTGCTCTAGTAGACAGTCAAAAAGTGGGCCGTCCTGGCAACCGTCAAACTATCCTGGGTGTTGACACTGCTGAATATGGCATTAACTTGGTGTCAGGATTTTTGCCTGTGATCCCTTACACTGCCACAGTGGACGGCATAAACATGCCGTTTGAAGCAACAACTTCTACTTCGGTGGGTCGTGACTATGTGTATGAGCCTGCTCCTGTGCCCAACACAGTGTTTAATGTGTTGTTTAGAAACGACCAATTGGGTTTTCAATCAGCCAACACCGGTTACTTCTTTTATTTTAAACAAGGTATTTTGCAAAATCAAGATTTCAACCTGGCTGAACGCATTGCCAATCGCACAGTGGACATCAATGTTGAAGGGGTCAACAATGATGATCGTTGGTTGTTTCAATTGGACAATATTGGCAATATCAGCCGCGAATGGCAGTATGTTGAAAATGTTTACACAGCAGCAGAACAACGCAACAATGTGTTGCAACCCATTTATTCAGTGACATCAAGAACCAATGATCAAATCACCATGGTGTTTGGAGATGGCGTATTCAGCGAAATTCCCGTGGGCATCTTCCGTGCTTATGTTCGTGCATCAAACGGCTTGCAGTACATTATCAATCCTGAAGAAATGCAAAACGTTGTGTTGCCCATCAGTTACACTGACCGCAACGGCAACTTGCAGACAATTACGTTTACTTGTGGTATCACCCGTCCTGTTTCAAACAGTCAAGCACGTGAGCCCATTGGCGAAATCAAACAACGTGCTCCTGCACGTTACTACACGCAGAACCGTATGGTCAATGGCGAAGACTACAATCTCTTCCCTTACACACAATACAACTCAATTGTCAAGAGCAAAGCCCTGAACCGTGCATCAATTGGTACCAGCCGCTATCTTGACCTTGTAGACAACACTGGCAAATATTCATCAACCAACACATTCTCAAGCGATGGTGGTATCTGGCGTCAAAATATTCTGCCAACCATACTGTTTTCTTATACCAATCGTAACGAAATTGCAGACATCATTGCCAATAAAGTGCAACCAGACATTGATGGTGCCACAGTACGACAATTCTATTACTCGAACTTTCCACGCATTACTTCTACTACACAACCCTCGGGCATCTCTTGGTTGAGTGGATACACTTGGAATCAAAGCACTACCTTGGCCAATGAAACCACTGGCTATTTTAGAAATACAACTACCAGTGCTACCTGGCCTAACGGCACTCCTATTCCCATTGGTGATACCACTACCACAATGTTCAAATATGTGATTCCTGGTAGTTTGATCAAATTTGTTCCGCCCACCGGTTACTATTTTGACCGCAACAATCGATTGGTACAAGGAACACCCATGCGAGCAGATGAGCGCATGGAAATCTGGGCCAGCCCACAACAAATCATTGGCGACGGCTACAATGGTGGTCTGGGCAATTTGAGTTCTGGTGCAGGCCCTGTTACTATAAACAATTTTGTGCCTTCTGGTGCCATTGTTGATACTATTATTCCGCTGTTTGTCACAGACTTGCCCAATGCAGTTGAACAAGCCATGGCTGAACAAATATTGCTGTATCGTAACTTTGGTTTAGGCTATGACAGCAACGGTGATATCACCGGTACACCTTACACATGGTATCTCATTACCAGCACTAATCTTGACGCATATTCTCAAAGCAATCCTGCTACTTGGAGTCAACAGTATGCTGGCAACACATCAGGTGCCAATCTTGACGCTTCGTGGTTGGTACAGTTTGTAGTTCAAAATCAAAACTACACAATTACATTCCGTGGATTGAGTTACAACTTTGGTTCAGTGTTACAAACACGATTCTTTTTCTACGAAGATCAACTAGTATATGACAGCCGCACAGGTACAATTATCAAAGATTTTATCAATGTGTTGGCAGTGAACACACAGCCCAATTCAACAGAACCCTTGCCCGGCGATATCTACACCACAATCATTGGACAACCTGTGGAAAGCGATGGCTATGTTGATGACTTCCAGGTCTTGGTCAGTTATCGCGACTCAGACAATGATGGTGTACCTGACAACCCAGACTTTTTTGATGAAATAGTAGGACCCGCTACTGCTGCCGGACCTTATGTGTTTTTACAGCAGACTGTGGATTTTGACAATTTACAACGTTATCTGTTGGTAGAAGAAGGTAGAGTGATCTATGATTATGGCACCTTAGACGAAATTGAATTAGCCAAAACCGAATGGACACCAGGACAGGTATTTTATGCCTATGAAGAAAATGCATTTTATCAACTCAGTATTTCAGTAACAGGCGTGCGCACCATTGTCTCAGTCAGCGGCTGGATTGCCAAGACTGGCAGACAAAGTTTGTATTTTCAATACCGACATAACTCACCATTGACCAACAGAATTGATCCAGGATCTACCAACATCATTGACTTGTATGTTGTGACATTAAATTATTACACTGCTTATCAAAATTGGTTACGGGATACCACAGGCACTGTTACAGAACCTGCATTGCCTACCATTGATGAATTGACAACTGAATATCAAGCATTGCAAGATTACAAAATGATTTCGGACAATATTGTGGTCAACTCAGTGATATTCAAACCTTTGTTTGGTCCCAAGGCTGCACAAGAACTGCGGGCCACAATCAAAGTAATACGTGCGCAAAATTCAACAGCCAGCACCAGCGAAATTAAAAGTTCAGTACTGGCCGAAATGAACAATTATTTCAGCATTGACAAATGGAATTTTGGAGACACATTCTATTTTTCTGAACTAGCAGCATATCTACACAAACAACTAGGTTCGATTATTAGTTCAGTGGTGTTGGTACCTTTAGACCAACAAAAGAGTTTTGGTGATCTGTATGAAATTCGCAGCCAGCCAAACGAAATTTTTGCCAATGGTGCCACCATTGACAACATAGATGTTATCGAAGCATTGACCAGTACTAATCTACGTACTGCACCTGGCAGCGGAGTAATTTAATGGCACGTACACGATCAGTTGATTTTTTACCAGAAATTTTTAGAACTCCGGTCAACAAGCAATTTTTGGCAGCCACTCTTGACCAAATGGTACAAGAGCCAAAATTTAAAAAGACACAGGGTTTTATTGGACGAACTGTGGGACCTGGTGTCAACCCCAATGACAGTTATGTTGTAGAACCAAGTATAACTAGACAAGATTATCAACTTGAGCCAGGAGTGATCAGTCTTGAACCTGATACACAAAACATCAAAAATGTCATCACTTATCCGGGCATGAATGATGCTATTGGATTCCAAGGCGGTAATCAATCGAGAGCCGACCAGTTGTATAACAGTGAATATTACACATGGGATCCATTTGTTGATTATGATAGTTTCATCAACTTTAGTCAGTATTTTTGGTTACCCAGCGGCCCAGAAACTGTGAATGTAGAATCTCTTGGCGTACCTACCTCTGACAATTTTGTGGTCACAAGAGAAAATGGTGTTTATACTTTTTCAGGACTCAACGGAAACAATCCCACAATTGATCTAGTGCGTGGAGGCAGTTACACATTCCAAGTAGCACAAAATGCCAAAGAGACTGTGAATTATCGTGTTACCAACAATGGTACTACATCATACTTGATTGATTTTCAAGCCAACCCGACTCTGACTCTAGCACGTGGTAATACCTATGTGTTCAACATCACACTCAACGGCGTTTATCCTTTTTGGATTAAAACTGCATTGAGTCTTGGCACACAAGACGCATACAATTCAGGTGTGCTACGCAATGGTAGCAGTTTTGGGCTGGTAACATTTATTGTGCCACAAGATGCTCCAGACACACTGTATTATGTCAGTGAAAATCAAACCAACCTACGTGGTACTATCAATGTGGTTGATGGTACGCCCGGAACCGGACCGGGCTTTTGGATTCAAACTGCTCCTGGAGTTGCAGGTGTTGTGCCTTCTACTCCTAATATCAGCAATAGAGATGTGTATGGTGTCACAAACAATGGCGAAGATCTTGGCATAATAACTTTTGATGTGCCACAAAAAACAGCACAAGAATTTTATTACAATCTCACAGATGTGGGACCAATTGATTTGTTGACAGAACTACAATTTGCTCAAATCAATAATCAACCACTGGAACAATTTATTGCTACCTATGGCGGCATTGATGGCACTACATACCTCAATGGTAGAACATTGGTGTTTACTAACAATATTGTAGATGCCCAAGACGGCGGCTGGTACGAGACTACATTTTTTGATCCTCTGCCTAGATTAGACTCATACAATGGTGCAGTTGGAAGCTACGATTCTATCAACTTTGATCAATCCACTGAAGTTCCATTGACAGACCGTTATCAAGTGTGGCAAATCAACATAATAGATCGCAACGGAGTTGACTATATCAGTCTATCAAAAATTGCTGATGTCAATATCAATGAAAAATTTACTATCAGTTATGGCAATGTATACAGCAACACCAGTTGGTACAAAAATCCCACTGGGTATTTTCAACGTGTACCTTTGTTAACCGCACTGTTTAACGAGTTATACTATCAAGATGGCACCGATCCAGAAATCTACGGAAAAATTCGATTGTTGGATCAAACTGAAACCAGCACAATTTTTGTTGATCAGATTATTGGACAAAAGAACTATACCAGCCCCAATGGCGTGGTGTTCACCAATGGCCTTAAAGTACGATTCACTGGTGATGTATTGCCAGTCTCTTACGGCTCGGGTACTACAACACTCACTTGTACTGCCACACAAGCTGGCAGCAACTATATTACTTGTAATTCAACTGTTGGGCTGTACGAAGGTGAGGAGATTGTGTTTTCAGGCACAACTGCTGGCGGGATTGTGGCTGGACAAAGTTATTATATTAAATCTATTTCTGCTAATGGAATTCAATTTTCAATAACCACTGTGGTTGATGGCGCAACTTTTGAATTGAGCACTGCCACAGTAGATGGATTTACTGGTGTGGCTATTGCCAACAATGAATATTATGTAGCGGGAGTTGGTACAGCAATTGAATTGTTACCAGTACGCAATTTTATCACCCCAGAAACTTATGTGGTTGATGCCAGAGACAGTACCATTGCCACAGAACCTGGGGAAGTAGATTATCTTACCATTGATCGTGCCAGCAAAGATTTAAATGCATGGACTCGTAGTAATCGTTGGTTCCATGTAGATGTAATTCAAGCCAGTGCTGCTTATAACAACACTGTGGCCACGCTGGACAACAACTATCGCGCCAAACGCCCGATTATCAACTTCAGACCCAATATTAGATTGTATAACATGGGTACTGAAGGCAAACAACCAGTAGACATCATTGACTTTGCAGAAACTGATGCACTCAGCAACATTGAAGGCAGCACAGGATATTCTGTTGATGGATATACTTTTGTTGATGGCACACGGGTAATTTTTGCTGCTGACTCAGACCCTGAAGTGCGTGATAAAATTTA